TAGGAAGAGTACCGAAGTATTTCAGCATATCATTATATTTCTTCAGCGCTTCTTCGTCAGTCATTATCCACCTCTATTGGATCCACGTCTCTCTGGTGCTTTGCTGGCAATCCTATTGACAGATCTCTTTACCATCGAACCTGCTTCCTTCAAAGAGAAACCCTTTGCAACTAATTGCTTCTTGGCTTTCTTCTTGGCACGGTTAACAAGTTTTTGTTGTTTCCATTTTTGCATTGGTGTGAGTGCAGCAGGGATCGTAATCTCTTTGTACTCAACATCTTCTACTTCATCATTCTGTGTTGTCTGATTCATTCCATAGCTCCATTTGTTCGAATTTACGTTCTTGCATCGTTTTCTCGCCGAACGCTTTGCGAGGATTCATACACATAACACAGTTAGGATTACCACAGTCTACAGCATGAACTTTATGTAACCTATGTGGTTCTTTAACTGGCATACCCAATCCCTTGGCAATCTTAACTTGCTTCTCCACCTTTACTTGCTTTTGGTGGATTCTCTTTGAGTGCTGCTCCTTCTGATACTCTGAACTCATCACTATCTCCTTTTATTTTCTTCTTACCAAAGATAAGGTCGAAACGATCCCCATACTCGTCTTGTGTAACAGTGAATGGTCTAGGTGCCGAACCTTTACCGCCATCGCTCATAGATCTCCTTCGTTTACAGATAAAAAAAGGGAGACCGAAGTCTCCCTTGTATTTAGATCGAATAACGATCGACCATCACAGCTTTCAGCATGATGGCTTCTGGTGTGAACTGTTCAGTGTCACCACCTAGTACTGCAGTCATGATAGCTGGCGAAAAGCCAGATACTAGTGCAAAACCACGCTTGTCGTACTTTACTGGTACGTTGTCAGATGCGTTCAGATTCCAGAACACGATCTTTGGGATCGCATAACCAGCTGCTTCAAACTTACGTTCGATCATTTGCATTGCAGAGTCATCAAACTTTGCGCATCGATCAAACTGCATGTCAGACATGATTAATAACATCTCTGGCATTTCTGCCTGTGGTACACCAGCTTGTACAGCAGTGTCGAGAATCTTCTTCATGGCTTTCACCAAGTCAGTGTTCATACCCCAAGTAGACTTAACCATTTGGTTACACTTGTCAAGGATGTTACCCTTCAAGTGTAGCAACTCTGGAGTGCCAGAGAAAGTCAAGAAGGTATCCTTGAACTTACCCTTGTTCTTGTCAGCCATGTACAGACCCAAAGAAACTGCAACATCCATACAAGTAGTACCACTCTTGGAGTTGTAACCACCTGCTGGGCAGGACATAGAACCAGACACGTCAACCAATGGCAATACGTTAGCATCACCGATAAAGTTTGGCATGGCTTCCCATTGCTTTTCTACAACTGCCAACTGAGTTGCGTTGTAGTTTGAGTGGTAAGTGCCGATTAGACCCTTTAACACATCATATGGAAACACTGCACCAGCGTTCACTTTAACTTTTGGATCAGTACCCTTCACCAATTCAGCAACGTATGCGCTGTATGCCTCAGTTGCATTCTTGTAGAATGCTTTCTTGTAACGTGCAGCAGCAATAGATGGAACATGCGAGAAGTTGATGTTGTCCCAGTTCTTTGCACACATGTCTTGTTCAACAACCTTAGTCATGTTGACCAAGGACTTACGATAGAACTTTGGTGACATACCAAAGAAGTTACGGATCTCAACAGCAGTCTCACCTTTACGTGGTGTCCACTTTGCAGCCAAACCATTTTGAGCACGCAATGCGTCACCCAACATGTTGTATGCTTGATGCTTTAACGCATCAGTCTTAAACACAAAGATGTCATCCCAACGACCCAACTCTGGAACTTTGGTCAACAACTTTGCAGCCAATGCTGGCTTTGTCTTTTCCAAGTGCACCATGATCTGACGAAACAGCTCACGTTCACCTGCGCCACCACGTGCATCACGTAGCCATAAAGCAATACGCAATGCTACGTCTTCGTTCTCAACGAGAGCAGCAGTAAATTCTGGTACAATGTTTTTGCCACGTGAAGCGCCAGCTTTGTAGAACAGGTCTACGCATGCCGAGGCAGTGGACTTACGTGCAAGCATACCGTTAGCGGTACGTGCGTCTTGATTCTTCACAGCTTCAACGAAAGAAGTCATAACTATCTCCTTTAACAAATAACAGGTTCAATTTTTACATTTGCAGTGTATTTTAATTGCGGAACTGAACCTAAATCAAAAACAACGGGATGGTGTTCTGTAATTTTCTGTTTACTCTAACAGGTGCGCATAACTCTCATCGAGCCTGAACCGCACAAACCCTAATGGTCTACCATCATCTTTTCTGTCTTTCCAGAGTCACTATTTAATTCAGCTTTGTTGCCTAGTCACGTAATTACACATTGCTGTGGTCCTCCTGTAGTGACGATCTTTAGTTTCAGTATTTTGATATGCTGAACTCATCCCAAGACATGGTGCCCCAAGAGAGACTCGAACTCTCACGCACTAGGCACTGGCTTCTAAGACCAGCGTGTCTACCATTCCACCATCGGGGCAAAACTAACTCATACATCTATTATACCTTACGGTAGCATAAATGTAAATCTTTCCAATAATTTTATTTCTCGTCAAACGGTAGCGCTCGATCTACTTTTACCTTCTCTGTAGTATCGATCTTGACAACAGGTTTAACATCAACAGCCTTCGTTCCAATCGTCACAGGTTCTGATGGTGTTGTGGTGTCCGATGCAAGTCTATCTAAACCAGCATTAGAATTCAATGGTGTAGTATTCATTATCTTCCTTTAAAATTAAATTGGTAGCGGGACTTGGATTCGAACCAAGGATGGCAAAGGCTTATGAGACCTCGCTGGTGACCAGACCCTTCCCGCATCATATACTTGGAGCAGAGTGTGGGAATCGAACCCACGACACCAACTTGGAAGGATGGAGTTTTACCATTAAACTAACCCTGCAACTAACATGGTGCCCCTTGTCCGACTCGAACAGACCACCTACTGCTTACAAGGCAGTTGCTCTACCAGATGAGCTAAAGGGGCAAAACTTGGTCCGAGTGGCAGGGTTCGAACCTGCGACCCTCTGGTCCCAAACCAGATGCGCTACCAGACTGCGCTACACTCGGATAAACTTTATTTATACTTTACTTCAGCATTGAATGCTAAAGAAATTCTATCATCTTTACTATCGCTTGGCACTACGTAGTGCATCAACCACGAAGGAAAGATAAGCAAGCTACCTGTCTTCGGTTGAATCGAAACTACAGATTGCGTAAAACCATTTTGTTCTCTCACCATATTCTGATACAACACATGATGATGTGCATTGTTTGGTGTCATAAACTCTATCACAGAACAACCCTCTTGCGCTTTAGGATAATACACACCAGAAAAAACAGTATTGGGTCTCTCGCCATGATTGTGAGGTATACCAATGTACTGGTTGCTGTTTATATTAGCCCATGCCATGTAGATGTTTTGATATGCATTATCTACAAGACCAAGATGCTTATGAAGACCATTCAACCTAACTGTCAATTCTCGAAATAGCTGTGAGACTTCAGGTTCAGCACCAGTAAAGTAAATACTAGTGCCTGACGTTTTCTGTTTCTCGTAGCATAACTTAACGATTGCATCATTATCAATGTTCAGATCGTCAGTAGCAATAAAGTTAGTGAATATGTGTTCAATGTGCATAAGAGTTTATTATGTAAAAATTGGTGGAGGATAAGAGAATCGAACTCTTTTGACCTACGTGCAAGGCAGGCATAATACCCAGTATATGAATCCCCCGAAATCTTGGCGGTCTTAAGGGGTAACGATCCCCTTCTTTATGCGTGACAGGCATACGTGCGTCCATGAACACTTTAAGACCAAAGTATAGAGATAGCCCCATCCTACGCTTCCCTATCGCTGCAACCAAAACGTCACAGCCCCTAATGCCTCAAGCACCCGACTTTACGTAGTGACTTAGAGAGGACTTTTCGACTATCGAGTAGTTATTATACTACAACTATCTTTAAAAGTAAAGCCCTAATTTCTTGCAACTCTGGAATTCTTAGGAACACCAGATAGCAAGTATTGCATCTGATCAGCAAGAATATTTCTATTTTGCAAGATCAAGTGCTCGTAGTGGTTAGGTTCATATGGCACATACAATAAAGACATACCAGATTCTTTAACCGACTTACGACCCTTCTTCATGTTGCATGGCTTACATGCAGTCACTACGTTTGTCCAAACATCTGGACCACCATCTGCACGAGGTACGACATGGTCTCTAGACAAGTTTGGCGTAGTAAAATGATCACCACAGTAAGCACAGACATGATGGTCTCTGTTAAACAAAGACCTGTTAGTCAATACCACACGACCAACTTTGTTAAGAGAAAACCCAGTACCTCTTACAGCAATGATAGAGGATGTTTCTAAGACTGACTGTTCTCCTGCTGCATTGTAACCACCACGATAAGTAGCTACAGTTTCACCAAGTGACCAGACAACCATGTTTTTAGCATGGTATGTGATAGCGTCATCAAAGTTGATCCACCTGCGTGGCAAACCTGATGCGTCTAGTGCTAGAACATTCATTACATTCCCCTTTGTTTCTCCTACCTATACTTAGTGTTACATCACACGTGGTCCATTTCCATTCTTAAAGCCCACTGCACCACCTTCTGCTTCGATGCGCTTAATAACATCTTCAAACAAAATTGGTTTGAAGTCTGTTTGCTCAACGCACACGCAATGGTAACGAACATCAATCTCGTCGCTGTACAATGTAGCACCAGTCTTAGCATCAATACCACGAGCCTTCAACACACGATTAGTGTGAGTATGACCATGGATGTTAACACCAAAGCGACCTAACGATGCTTCGTGTACAGGGATGTGACTCAAGATCATCCCATTCATAACATGGTAAGCACGCAACTCTCTAAAGTGTTGACGGTATTCGTCATCTCTAAAGATATCGTGGTTACCTCGAATCAAAACTTTATCGCCATTCAAACGACTCATGATACTCAACGACTTGCGGTTGATAACAACATCACCCAAGTGGTAGACCTTGTCGTTTGGTCGAACGGTTTCGTTCCAACGCTTAACCATTTCTTCATCCATCTCTTGTGGATCAGTCCATGGTCGAATCTTTGTCACACCATCGGACTCGGTGAATTTACATACACCAGCATGTCCGAAGTGCGTATCGCTAACTAAAAATACTGATGGCATAATTATCTCCTTAATGTATGGTACCCCTGCTCGGAGTCGAACCGAGAATGCTCTTCCTTTTGAGAGAAGCGACTTTGCCTATTTGTCCACAGGGGCATGGTGGGCTGACTGAGAATTGAACTCAGACTCAATCGATTATGAGTCGAACGCTTTACCATTAAGCTATCAGCCCATCAACTGGCAGAGAGTGTGGGATTCGAACCCACGTTACCTTTCGGTAAACTACCTTTCCAGGGTAGCGACTTCAGCCACTCATCCAACTCTCTATAACTTGGCGGAAGATACAGGAATCGAACCTGTCAGCCCATTTCTGAACGAGAGTTTAGCAAACTCCTGTCGCACCTTGCAACACATCTTCCAAAATTTGGCGGAAAGCAGAGGAGTCGAACCCCATCCCATTTCTGAGAACCTAGTTTTCAAGGCTAGTCGGCGCACCAACGCACCTGCATTACTTTCCATAACTGGTACCCCATGATGGAATCGAACCACCATCCCGACGTTCGTAGCATCGTATTCTCATCCGTTGAACTAATGGGGCATAACTGGTACCTTGTGACAGGATCGAACTGCCGACCTTCTCCGTGTAAAAGAGACACTCTACCGCTGAGTTAACAAGGCATAATCTGGTGGATGTAAGTAGATTTGAACTACTGACCTTTTCCGTATGAAGGAACTGCACTACCACTGTGCTATACATCCATGGTGCGGGGTAAGAGAATCGAACTCTTGACTAAACATTGGCAATGTTTGATTTTACCATTAAACTAACCACGCATAAAACTGGCTCCACAGGGTGGGTTCGAACCACCGACCAAATGATTAACAGTCATCTACTCTACCGACTGAGCTACTGCGGAATAATAAAACAGGATCCTTATTTTTCAATTAAAAGTTGAATTTTTGAGTTTGCTGAACGGATCCTAAAACTGGTAGCCTATGGTGGTTTTGAACCACCGACCTAACGCTTATCAAGCGTTTGCTCTACCCCTGAGCTAATAGGCTATATTGGTGGAGATGATAGGAATCGAACCTACTTGCCGAAGCCACGGATTTACAGTCCGCTGCCCTACCATTAGAGCATCATCTCCATTAAACTTTGGTGCGAGAGGCGGGACTCGAACCCGCAAACCTTTCGGTGTCAGATTTTAAGTCTGATGCGTATACCATTTCACCACACTCGCATAATTTGGAATAAGTGACAGGAATCGAACCTGCTTCCATGGGTTTGCAATCCAGTGCCTGTCCAACTGGCTCCACTTACATATCTGGTGCGGCATGCAGGAATCGAACCCACATTCGTAGGGTAGAAGCCTACTGTATTATCCATTATACTAATGCCGCAAATTTTGGTGCCACCATCTGGTTACGCTCCAGACTATCTGGCTTTTCAGACCAGCGCTTTCACTAGATTAGCTTTAGTGGCAAATTACTTGGCATCCCGCTAGGGACTCGAACCCCAACCAACGGTTTTGGAGACCGCTATGCTGCCATTACACCAGCGAGAAATAAAATTGGGGTATCCTATGGGGAACGATCCCATACTACGACTTTCACAGAGTCGGGTGCGAACCTCTACACTAAGGACACCATTGATTGGTAGGGGTGCACGGTAACGATCCGTGTTTTACTGGTTAAAAGCCAGTTACTTCACCTTAAAGTTTCACCCCCATAATGGTACACGGTACGGGAATCGAACCCGTCTTACATACGTGAAAGGCATGTGTCCTAACCGATAGACGAACCGTGCAAACTACTATATGAAAACACATTTCGGATACTGTACTAAACAGAAACTATCCAACACGGGTGACCCGCTGAAAAGTGTTTACATATAACTTACCAAACAAAAACACATTAGGATGTTTGACAGAAATAACAGTTTTAAACCTGCCCTACCGTGTCGTCCACGGACTTGTCTGTCAACCACATTACAGTTCCACTTTATCCAGCGTCCTCCTGATATTATCTCAAGGTTTCGTGCTGCCTAGCAGTTACAGCTCCGTCAGCTGTGGTCAAACTAGATCGCCTACTGGGTGGTGAACCTAATGCATTTTTGTTTGGCACCCCGAGCAGGATTCGAACCTGCGATAGCTGAGTCAAAGTCAGCTGTGTTACCGCTACACTATCAGGGAACAATTGTACCGAATTTTTAAAGAACAGAGTTGAGTGGTAAAGACCGCATCAACAAGCTAAGATAGAAGTATACCTCAACCTTGAATAAATGTAAAGCACTTATTTAAAGCCCCTACAGTTTAGTAGGTTATCCCAAAACAAAAAACCCCAGAGACTTTCGTCGCTGGGGTTTGGTAGATGAAGACCTAAGTCTAGTTACATCTTGCAAACCCCATTGGTAATCGGTAGATTCCATGAGCCAGCTACTGTTGTGCGTCCGCTCTCATAACTGGCTTTGCAGTCATGCTGGGATCTAAACAACGATAATGGCGATATGCTAAACATTTGAAATCTCTTTTTCCTTTTACTTCGCAGTAGACTTATTCTACTACGTATTGTTTATTTAGTCAAGTTGTGCAACAACTTTGATACTTTTCAAAATTATTTCACAACAACGATTTGGCAAAGTCAAGCAGCAACTTGTGTCGATCACCCTGCCACTCTTTCTTCATCCAACTATACAACTCATACCAATCTTTCTCTGCCTCTGGGTGACAACCTATCAACCCAGTCTTACCTTTTCTGATTGCCATTGCATCACCATTTGAATATGTGGCAACAGTTTCATACTCACCACCAAACAAAGCACACCCATCATAGAAGAACATCTTCATGTCTTCACCACTCCAGTTGACCTTCATTGCTTTAGCATGTGGTCTACGTGTATCAGCGTTTGGTCTTGTAATGTACTGCTCAGCGTCTGTATCATCAATTATATCAAAATAATGAGAACCAGCCCAGTAAGCACCCATACAAATACCAAGGTAAGGCATACCCATCTCAGCACGTTTCTTTACAACACTCACAGTCGAGGGATGTATCGAATCAAACTTAGCAGCATCACCCATACCTCCAGGGAAACAAAGCATATCTACGTTATCAAAGAATCCATCTATCTGCTCATGCTTTGTAAAAATCTTAAACCTAAAGTCACTATCAAGTGCCCTCATCACACCATTTGCACACTGCGACGATGCATAAGGATGCTGCACATAAATTGCAATCGTAGGTTTCACATCATACCTTTATTCCTATTATACCGCATTTTTCAAGAAAGTCAAGCCCTTTTGTATCTCTGTAAGAATTTCTATAATAAAGATTCTTGATACCTGCACCATAGATCAACTTTGCACAGTCAATACATGGAGCATGTGTCACAAATACAGCAGCGCCAGCACCGCTCTCGCCATCTCTGGCAAGTTTCATAATTGCATTTGCCTCAGCATGGATAACTTCGTCTTTCGTTTTAGTCGATCCATCTGGCGACGTATCTTCACACACATTGGTCCAACCAGCTGGCATACCGTTATAGCCGATAGAGATGATGCGATTGTCTTTAACAACCACAGAACCAACCTTCAGCCTAACAGCAGAACTCAACTCAGCGAATCGCTCAGCTGTGTCCATAAATGCATCAACCCACTTCTGTTTCATCTCAGATACACCTTTATGTTGTTCATCTGTCTGGCAAGATTGTTATCTATTTCAAATCTAACATCAACCACTTGTTGACGTGCTGGGTGCACAATCAGAGTTGGTTGATTATAGTTAGTCTTAAACTGAGTAAAGACGCTATGATACCTACCTTCGCCAGCATGTATGAACTCATACATCTTCATATCAAGTTCTTGTTCATACAATATGTATTCTTGACCACCGACAACACTCGAGAGAACCAGTTTAGGTACTCTAGGCATGTTCTCGAAATTAACACCTACGCTGTAACAGTCAGATGCATCAAAGCAGACCATCATATCGTTACTCATTTGTGGTTCACTTGGCTGACCAACAACAAATGCACCAACTGCTGCAATTGGATTAACCCTCAACAAAGCAGCAACACCCTGCCCATGCAAAGTCTTATACGCATTGTTTGAAGTCAAACCTTTCTGATTGACTACCTTTGTAAACTCTCGCATATCCGATACCCACTTGGGTTGGAATGCCAGAACTATACGACCAGTTGCTACGGTTGTGTATCGCCCAACAGTATAATTTGGGTTTATGACTGTTGCGCTGATCGCACTACCAACGTTGTCTAGTTTGTTAACTACTCTTTCACGTTCTCCAAACTCTTGAAAGTCAGCGCTAAATTCATTGTTGTTTCGAATAACACGATTATCCTTTGGTACAACTTCTGCAACTATATCTACTTCCCAACCCAGCGGAGTATTTCTTCGTGATATAACATTGAATGTTTTAATCGCACCACCATTATACTGCTCGATAGATTCAGTTACCCTACCCTCAGTTGCTCGTTTCTCTCCAATAATGTAAGTACTTGCACCTTTCTCTAGTGCCAACACTTTAGCATTCTCCAATGCTGCATTATAGTTTTCACCATAACCAGTTACAGTAACTTCCTCGGCAAATGCAAACGATGAAGCAAGTAAAAGCGCAAGTAGAGTCTTTTTCATTTACATTCCATTCATCATCAAACGAACATTGGTAGCAGCATTGATACTTTTCTTAGAAACAGTAACCTGTACCGACACCATGTTTGACTCACGATCAACTTCACGTTTAGAGATATATGCACCCTTTATGATACCCTGTGCATTATCAGTAAGTTTCTCAGTGACTGATTGCGAAATGCGACTTGCACGTTTGCGTTCTTCTTCACTGAATTGTCCACCATCAACTTCAGAGTCACTACCGAAAATATCGTTAGTCTTTGTCTCTTTGTTTTTCTTCATGGACTCATTGTTCTTTGTGTTCACAAAATCTTGCAGAGCAGACTTGCTAATGTTCTCAGATGCCTTACCAGACTTCACATCGTTGTTCAAGAACTCAACCAGATTGCGTTTGGCACGCATGGTTGCGAGCATAAATGCTTCGTCACGTCCCTGAGCATGATTAAAGTTGATTGGTGCAGTACCAACTGTTTTAATAACAAGCCACTCACCTTCTTCAGAAAACTGCAGTTGCACTGCGCCAGCTGACTCAAGAAACTCTGCTTCAGACTTCTTGATTTCTGGTTTCTGCTCTAGTTTGTTTTCAACCTTGACTACTGGTTCAGGTGCTTTATTCCCGAAAGAGGAACACCCTGTTGCAAAGACTGCAACAACTGCCAATGATATTAGACTACGTTTCATTTCACTTCTCCCTATTATAAAATTCAATTCTTGTCTACTTGACGAACGATCTCTTGCGTTTGCTTTACGCCATGGTCAAGTAAACGTGCAATACCAGTGAACCCAATGGTTGTTGCAGCAATTCCAACGATTACACCCACAATAAAATTACCCATGATAAAATCCCATAATAAAAATTAAAGTTCAACGGTAGTAACAGAAGTTACCTTGGATGATTTGACCATTCACTATTTCACTACGCAATTCACAAACTCGCTGTGGCTGCAAAACATAAACTGGTTGCTGCACATACACAGGCTGAGGTGGTGCATACACTGGTTGTTGCTGTTGTCCTGCTCGATGGAGTTGCTGTACAACCCAGAGACCTGCGACACCAGTCAAGATACCCTGCTCACGTTCACCCCATGCCATGGCAGAGGTGGAAATTAAACTACCAATTACTGCTAAGGTAACAATTACTTTCTTCATTTTCTTTCTCCTGTAACATACTTTTCTAAAATACTGACAGCTTCGGGAAAACCTTCTTCCTCTTTCCCTAGCAACTCTAACTCTTCAACACGTTCTTGCAACTCGGCACGATGTGCAGCAAGCAACTCAAACGCATACAACAAGTCATCAGAACTAAGTTGCTGGTACCAGTCATCAAGGACTTCTTTATTGGCTGACAACAGAAACTCTAGATTATCTCGATCCCAATCATTCATACCATTCCTCCTGCAAGTACAGTTAACAAACCAGCCATCACCAAGAGCATCGCTTGTATGAAACCAGTTACCCAGCCCAAGTAAACGATAACACCGAAACCGATTAGCTTCAACATATACTTATTACTCCGCAGAAAGTTCTTCGCACACCATGCTTTGGTACTCAGCTACAACTTCGCTCACGAGAACCGAAGCCATAAAATCGTGACCACCAACATGCCAGTTGTACTCACCCATCGGGGTTTCGTACTCTTTCCAGTCATAAATGGTAGCAACAACTTTGTCTTTACCACGACCGAAAGTCACAACCCACTCTGCAGTGGTTTTGTCACCACCACGCTGTGGCTCACCAAAGATAGCCACCAGATCTGAGTAAGTGGTTTTTACGTAACCACGTAAAGAAGTGCCATTGGCAGCAAACGAATCAACTACTTTAAACTTAGTCATAACAAATCCTTCTCATCAAACCCAACACAGTTATTATACCTGAAGTCTGAATAAATGTCAAGCAATATTTGCAAACTTCACTGCCGAAGGGAAACCAGTGGCGATGCCACCTGTACCCTGCACGAAACCACGTGATGAATGCGAACGCATTTTTGACTTTGGAGCCTTGCGTGGCTTGTACACAGTGGTTTTGACACCATTGACGATAGTTACGGATAACACATTACGAGGTAGCTTTTCCATTTTCTTTCCTTTTTTCGAATAACTGTAGTTATTATACAGGAAGTCTGAATAAATGTAAAGCCCCATGTGCAAAAACCCTGCTATCGGCAGGGTTATTAGTTGTAAAAAAGCAACGAGTTTTGGAGGCTTTTTAGGGGTCAGGAAGGGCAACTGTCCTCAGTGCAGCCAGAATCGCCCCAGTATGCGTTTTTGCCCGTCCTAGCGACCCTCACAAGCCTCTCTGGAGCCGCAATTTTGTACACGTCTTCAGCTGTCGCCTCATACGTTTCGTTCGTGTAAAGCTGCGCTACAGGGTCAAAATTCAGCGTAATTTCATACATTTTAGCCGTGTCAAAGGCACGGTGCAAAACCTTAACTGAGTCATTCAAAACAAGGTTACGTACTTCAGTTGTGATTGACGTGCGATCTGCTTTGTTTGTAAGGTTAAGGTAGTTCATAGAAATCCTGCGTCTGTGACAACCTTTTCGGTTATCTTTGGAAATATCTTTGGAAGCTGTTGATTCTTAACAGCCAACAGAATCTTAGCATCGTTCTTGTCGATCGACTCAAGTAAGTCAATGAACAACCCTTCACGTTTCAACTTTGTCAAGTCTGCACGTGTAAACACATAGAGACGCTTTGACTCATGCACTAGTGTTGTTGGAGCCATACCGATTGGATGGATATCTGCTTTGTAAGGTGGGTCAGTTTCTGGTAGAAGAAACTTCTTATCTGGTTTGAATGCATGCTCGAACAAAATTCTAAGTGCACCAGATCCAGCGTACTTAGTTTTTAGTGTAGACACGTCAGCGTTTACTTCGTCCAGCATCTCAAAAAATAATTTTGTAGCCATTAAAAATCCTCCAATGATTCAAGTAGTAATCTGCAACGATGGTTCATCAGATATGTCATGATGGTCATCTTATCAGCAGTGGGTTTATTATTTAGGTAATCATTTAGGATCTCTGCACGCAGATCTTCTGGGATAAAGTTAAAGTCAACCAGCGTTTGGTTACGTTGCCAGTTGCGTTTCTCTTCATCGTTGCGACAAGCATCAATACCCTTGTCAAAGAATTCCTGCAGACGTTTGGTGCTGACCATAGCCTGACGACCAGCGTCTTCACGAACAAAGTGGTCATCCTTGCTTAGGATGTTAGGAATGCCATCGCCAGCATCACCCTTAACGATATGCTCAATCAGTTGACGTTTGACTTCGTCATGCTTGCTAATCACTAGCTTCTTATGCATTGGGCTAAACTGTTTCACATCACCTAGCGGATGCAGTTGTTTGAAGTCGCCATCGCTGGAGACAATCATAACTTTCTCATAGCTACCGAACTCTTGTGCTTGCGCAGTGAGTGCAGCAATGATATCGTCAGCTTCAGCACGATCAATGTGAACAACCTTGTATGGGAAGTTAGCTTTGATCTCATCACGAATCTTGGACAGGATGTCGAAGATTTGATTCCAGTTGAGATCGCTGGCTTCACGATTCTTCTTACGTGATGCCTTGTAGTATTCAAAGTAACCACGTCTCCAGTAGTGGCGACCATCACAGCAAATGACTACATCACCGTACTCCTTGTGGTACTTCTTCTTATAAAATTGAATTGTGGATAGAGTCGTGTGGCGAATCAAATTCTCCACATCTGATTCTGATCCAGCCTTCAGGTCTTTCTGAAAGGCAAGAAGGTTGGCAAGCGCAACTTGGCTGTAGTCAATTAGTATCATATCAATAGTTCTCTGGCATTCCAAAAATAGTGGACCAACGCTTTAACTTCTTCAGCTTGGCAGTGGCAGCTTTGTTCATCTCAGCTTCATCAATTATACCTGATTGGCACAATAAGTCAATCATACATTTCAAGTCTCCAACTTCTTCAGTCAGTCTTGCACGATTGGTTACACCGTTATGGATGCCATCAATTCCAAAGCGAAACACTTTGGAGATAGCTTGGGTAACTTCAGCACATTCTTCTTGTGCAATCAACATAATTTCAGTTTGGCTATTCTGTTCCATTAAAATACTTTCAAGATTATACATTCTTCGTTGAGGCGACCGTTAGGTACAGCTGGCTTCGTGGTCAATGCTTTGAAGGCTGTATTCAGCGGACGCTTGCTCATTGTTGCGTAGTCGGTAACCAGTTCTGGTTTACGTAAGGTTTTAGTCATCGATGCTGCGATGTCAAAGTTAGTGATAGACGTACCTTTGACGCTAAGCAGACCACCGTTAGCTGGCTTATAAA